ATTCATAATCTCGCTTGGCGAATATGGCGCATTGCAGCTCGCTCCATAACTGACCACATTCAAATATGTCGTGCCCAGGGAAGTATTAAATTCATGAGTTTTGTCACTATTGGGCGAAGCATTGATCTGAGATACAGATGCCTCACTTTCCATTTCAGGGCGACCCCAATTCATAAGCCGCGAAAGAAATGATCTTTCTGCCACTGTCTTCACCTCCTTTAATTAACAAGTGTTACATACTCATAGCCAGAATTATCTGAAAACAAATCCGCTTCCAGCAATGAAATAAAATAGTTTCCGTATGACACCGAAGTATATCGGTCTTTTCTTGCTCCGGGACGTTCTTCAATTTTAATAAGATTGGTTTGGTTTTGTACTGTATACTCAAGCCCAATCATCTCATTGATCAAAGCTACGGTTTCAAGGAATGGACGCTCATAGAAAAGTTGAGTATCTGTATCTGCTGTTGCATAGTCTGGATAAAGACGTTGAAGCTCTTCTACTCCCTCTTGATTGCTTACCATAAGTTCAATCATTCGGTTGTTGAGATTGTCTCTCATACAAACAGCAATTTTACTGTTCAGCTCCAGGGAAGCCTTAACTGAATACACAACTTCCTTTTGGCCCGCAATTACAATGCGTCCCTTCAATCCGTCATCGTTCATACAAGTCCACGGTTCATACTCAACATTCCGGTCTACATCGTAAAGAACCTTTGCCAAAGCATCATAAATGGAAACGCCGGCATTACGTGTATCCAATACACAATAATCCGCATCAAAATCAGTAAACAACTGTTTGATGCGGATTGCCTGTTTGATTGTCTCAAACTCCATTTGCGGTTCCATATACAATACTTGTCTTCGATATCCTTGCTTTACTTCAATGTGATCTCCGCCAGTGTCAGACACTTTATATTCTTTGCTTTCTGGCAGAGCACGAATGCAGGTAAATACAGAGTTGTCGTTTCCGGCACCGCCCTCTGTGGCAATATCGCACGCGATAATTCTAATTTCACCCGCTTGTTTTGGAATAGAATGTTTTGACTTAATCTTTGACAACACATCTTCATTTTTTCTTGGATAAAATGGACGTTTCAAGACTCTATTCTTATTGAGCATATCATATGTAAAGTAGGCATGAGCATTTTCAGCAACCATCTGATTTTCATACTCAATCGTCCACGCCACCCTATCCAGTTTGCTTCTCTCTTTGATCAAGAAGTCTCGCGTCTTAATCTCATGTTTCAAGGCGATGCTATAATCCATCCCAAGCAGAATAGACTTACTTTTGTTCAGCATATCCTTAGTTACAAGTTTCATATAATCCCACATCCAGTGAGACTTATACCATGCAGAACTAATATAAATTTCTTTCGGCTCTTCTTTAAGGTCTTTGTATTCATCTGGATACTTAATTCTGAATTGAATTTGCCGCTGAAACAAAGTAGGAGAAAGAACGGTATCGATAATGCTTTTCACAATCATGCGGAACTCTTCATAGATAAATACAGTCGCACGGTATCCGCGAGCATTATCATTTGCTACCAGTACGATAATAGAGCTACCATTATGAAATTTAACTTCAATCTCATTTTGGTTATCCTTAATCGTTTTAATCTCTGCTTGCAATAGCGGGGATCTTGGTAGAATTTCTTTTGAAATTTTCTCAGAAACAATAAGCCGCGCCTGTTTTTTAGTTGCTGACGCTACTACAATCAATGATCCAGGGCGCAAGATTGCTTCTTTACAAGCATACACCGCAATAATAAAAGATTTCGCTGCACTACGAGCAGCGACAATACAAATACTCGGGAATATATCCATCAGATACAAAATAATATGCTGATAAAGATATAGTGTAATTCCAAAGTATCGTTGTACAAACCTGCTTGGATTTCTGCGCCAAAATGTCAGCCAATCTAAGAGTTTTTTTACAAACTCTGGGTCACTTAACTTACTGTTTGCCGGGAAATGTTCATGAACGTGCTTCTGACGTTCATCCATCATTTTCTCATAATCCATGACTCATTCCTCCGCGTCAGACAAGCTAAATTCTTTATCCAACTCTTTAGATCCCGTCAACAGATTACGAAGCGGCCTGGTCATAAAGCGCTCAATATATTCACGAAGATGATCAAAGTCAGCATACAGTTTTTTGTCCTTGTAATATTCAGCCGGACAATACTCCTCAATATCTCGAATCATTTCTCCCAACGGACTAAGCTGCTTTTCTGCTTCCATCTTCTTTTTCCGATCTTCAATTTCGGTTGTTGCCGCATCGATCTGTGGCTTATAACTATTGGCAGCAGTTCCGATATTGGAGTCACCTTTTTGGAGTAACTTACGAAGATTAAGCTTCATAAAGCAGATAGACACATATAGCTCTTCTTGGCGCTTATCAATCGGTTCTCCGTATCGCTTAACCCAATCCTGATACTCGTACTGCATAGAATCGTAGTCGCCGGCGTCAAATCCTACACCAAACCTCCGCACAACTTCTTCTGGCGTCTGGATGTCCTCATTTTGTGCTACCTCCTCAACAGTAGTAGCATTTTCAACATCCGCCTCCCATCTACGCACCAATGTATCTCAATAAGTTGTAGCCTCTGAA